CATAGTAAGAATTTTCTTAAGCAACATAGCTGTTACAACTCCAACTGAAATAATACCCATCCATTTAAGCATAAACTTAACTAAACCTTCCCAACGCTCTGGCTTCGGACCTCGTTCAACTTTATCTTCCGAAACTTGTCTTAATCGCGCATACACCACAAGAAAATCAGGAACCATATAACTGGTTTGGCGAATAACTCTATCTGGTTCATCAATAGCCACATCCAATTCGCTCTTACTAATTTTGTATTGTTCAAATGTATCAATAAAACGAAGTTCCCGTAAAAATTTACGGGCTTTCTCATATGTAAGTCCTTTCCAATCATTACCAACAGAATCCAACACACGCGCAATAAAATTTCGTCTACACTCAAGAGGGTTCATCGGTGGGTAATCATCATCATCACTATCATCATAAGCGGACGCTCCAAAAGTTGGCATTTGTTCATCAAAAGCTTCCTTAATCTGTTGCTCAATAGTTAAATCAGACACACCCGTCACATTGTCAAAACCCCCAATGGTAAGTTTTTCCATAAGAGCTGTAAAGTCAGTTAAACCTCGTTTGCGATGTTGATATGCTTCAACTATTTGTTGAACAACTTCCGATATTGGCATAACTCTGCCAATTGATCCATCACTAAAATTATAAACGGTGAAGGTCCAAATATCATCCATCGCGGCGAAAAATTGTTTCGACTGACTTGGTGCAATTTTCAATCTATCTATCATTTTAGCGTGATCCAATGTGCCGTCTTTCTTTACATATTTCTTGTTAGCCGCACTAGCTAACGCTATAGGAAAACGCCTAACTAACGCAGGAGCATGTCTGATAGAAGTCAAACAGGTGAAATTTGCCAAATTTGTTGTACAACACACAAAATCTGATTTAAAAAGAATCCCCTTATCAGTAAGTTCTGCCATATTAACTGGTGCATCCGATGATGATATTAAATTATAAATTGACCCTATATCTTCTTCCGTTCTAGCTTGGCCAAAATCATCTATATTAACCCACACATGTTGTTCACCTAAATATCCATCCCAAAAATCTGCTTTCGGATCGGTAGGCTTAGCATAAGTCTTCTGCTGTGACTCTTTATAACTCTTAGATAAGTCTAAAGACAACATAACGGCATGTGGCAAAAATTGCGAAAACAAAAGCGATTTGCCACAACCAGCCTCACCACGAAGAATTATTCCAACTGGTTCTGATCTGCCATTTGAAGTTGTTATAAGTTTTTCTGCTGTAGCATGCAACTTTACACATTCGCTTGCCGTTCTTAACCACACGTGATTAAAGTGAGGTATAGCAGAACCGTGAACTCTAACTTCAGTAGCGAAATTTGTCATCTCAGTTAATCGCTGATAATTTGTCTTACCATCCTTATACTTAAACAGGCCTGCATTCACAAATAAATTTTCTTTAATGGCTTCATCATAGTCTCTCTGCCACTGCACTAACTTCTCGTGATTTTTCTGCTCCCAATTTTTAAAACAATCAGGTCCCTCAATAAAAAAGTTAATTGCCGTCTTAATTCCTGAATCAGCTGCTGTCCACAAAGATGGTAAAGCCTTAACTCCACTATTTATTTTACTTAACATGGCACACGATTCTGCAAATTTCCATGAAGCAAGTTTCCTTATATCAGTAACATCAGAACTCAAAACAGACTTACCCAATACACCCAATATTCCAGCCACCATAGTTGAAGCTATAATGCCTGCTATAAGAGCAAAATTTTCTGGCATCTCTGGTGCATGAAATTCTGCTTTAATTGATCCTCCTTCCTTAATCCCAAATAGTTCTTCTAGTTTGTCCACTAGTTGGGATCCCTCTCTGTAAGCCAAAACACATTTGGCAGAGAGGGAGGCTATCATCAACGCTCTCATAGTAGATGATTGAGTATTAAAAAGTACATACAAATTAGCTATAAAGTCAATAACCCAAATAACAACAGGTAAAATTTTGTCTAATACATTATCAGAAATCTCGCTCAGTCTTTCTCTTATCTTGTCACAAGTTCTCTTCTTAACTACGTTTCCACATTTACTGTTAATCATATTCTGAATACCAGTGAATGCGTTACAAAAAACCGACACAGGATTATACTTCCAAGCCATCTCTGTAAACTCATTACAGTAATTTCTAGCCATTATTTCTGCTTCTTCTTCTTCATCCTCTGTTGGTTCAACATTCTCAGATGCATCGACAAATACATCCGGCATTTGCTCTACAAATTTTGGTTTACGCTTCCGACGACTTGACATTAGATTAGCGTATTCAGTTACACGAATAGGTTGTCCTGTAATACTAACTGGTATTGTCCCTGTAGCTGCTGGTGTAGTATACGCACTCATAGTACAAGC